GACGCAGAGGAGGTGAAAATAAAGGCCAAGCAAGTGCTAAGCAAATGGAAGCAAGTGCTAAGCAAATGGAAGCAAGTGCTAAGCAAAACGAAGCAGATAAGATAAGATTAGATAAGATAAGATTAGAAGAGATAGAGAAGAAAGAAGAGAAAAAGAATACTTGTGTGCTTTTTGACCAATTTTGGGCTATCTATCCCCGAAAGACCTCCAAGCAGTCCGCATCAAAAGCCTTCGCCAAGTTGAAGGACGATGACCAGCAAAAGGCCATCAACAACATCGCACGCCTGTATTCCGAAACTCCTGTCCAATTCGTTCCCCATGCCGCAACCTACATCAACCAAGCCCGGTGGGAGGACGAGGCTATCGCCCGAACCAATACCTTTGCAACACCACTAAACCAAACCGATGACGCAGACCTACCTTACTTCCGCTGAACGCAGGCTTTTGTCCTGCCTGATGGATAGTTTTATTGACCGTGCATCCCTGCTGATTCAAATCCCTGAACGATTGTTCACAGGGAATAACGTCTTTATCTACCGAGCCATTGAAGCCCTGCACCGAGCCGAGCGACCCGTGGACTTGGTATCCGTTCATCAACAACTTGTCAGCCAAGGTCAGGCGTTTGTGGTGCTTGAACTCGCAAACGTAGCCGATGGCATCACCATCACCTCCGATTGGAAAACCTACGCCGCAGACCTGAACCAAGCGTGGAAGGTAAGGGAGGAGCAAACCATCATGGCAGACCTTGCCGTTGATCGTGACATTCCGAGGGCTTTTGCACGATACCAAGCGATGCAATCCGTTGAAACCAATGCCTCGGAATCCTCTGCTCATGAACTTGCCAAGGAGTACCTGCTGAACATGAACGAGGTCAGGGAAGGCAGACGCAAGGATTCCATTTACCCGACTTATATCAATCCTCTTGACAGGATGCTGACGGGCTTTAAGCCCACCGAGTTTATCCTCTTGGGCGGTCGTCCTGCAATGGGCAAGACCCTGCTCGCTTTGCAAATAGCCATGAACCAAGCCATGGCTGGTATTCCTGTGGTATTCTTCACGCTTGAAATGAGCGCAGACCAACTGACCCAGCGGATGCTTTCTAACTTGGCCGAGATGGATGGGGCATCGTTTCTAAACCCAAGCGAAAGGATAGGCGACAACGAGTTCCTGACGCTTGCCCAAAAAGCCGATCTTCTAAAGTCAAAGCCATTGTATATCGTGGACCTGCACCAAGCCAACCTTGACCGAATCGAAGGCGAAATCGCAAAACTGAAGACCAAGTACGGCATTTGCGGATTCTACCTTGACTACCTGCAACTGGTAGAGCCAACGAAGATGGACAAGCCTAAGCCTAAAATTGAGCAGATGACCAACATTAGCAAGACCTTGAAATCTATCTGCAAACGGCAGAAGGTGTTCGGGGTCGTCGTGTCATCCCTATCCCGTGCAACCGAGGGCAGGGCAGACCATCGCCCCATCATGTCCGACTTGAGGGAAACGGGGCAACTTGAGTTTGATGCGGATAAAATTGCATTTGTTTATCGGCCTCACCAGCATGACGATGCAAAGCCCGAAGACCTGATGGAGGTCATTGTACGCAAAAATCGCAACGGAATGCTTGGCATCGCAGGCATTCAATGCCACCTTCCCTTCACCAAAGCCAACGAATTTCCACCCCCTAAAATATGATGGAAGAATACAACCTTCAAGCTGCCTGCGTCAAGTTATTCGCAATGCTCCGACCCAACGAGCAGGGAAGGCTATTCCTGAATCTCAACAACCCTCGCTCCCGCTCCAACGGTTACTTCCTCAAAGGCATCGGCCTGACGGCTGGCGTGGCTGACATGACCTACCTATCCCCCAAGGGTGCGGTGTTCTTGGAGTTCAAAACCCCCAAGGGCAAGCAATCCCTATCGCAGAAGTGGTGGCAGGGTGTGGTGCAGGATGCGGGATACAGGTACGAGGTCATCCGCTCTTTGGAAGATTTCCAGCGTGTACTGGATGAATGTTCTTAAGTTGTGTATATCTTTGACCTACTAAACCATAAACCCATGAAACCAACCCCCACCGATTTCCGCCGCTGGCAGATTCACATCCGCAAGGCGTGTGCCACCTGCCTCACCCCCGACCATGCTGAAACCATATCCCCTTGGAAGGTAAATTGGGTACTGCTCGGTCATGTCCTCAACGCTAAAAAAGCCTAAGCCATGACGTGGACACGACTAACCAAATACACGATGCCGATTCCGATGGAAGAGGTATTCCTCGCCCTTGAGGACGGCAACTACGCAGTTGGATGGCTCACCGAAGGGCAAATCACCTTCACCAACATTCACGGCGAAGCGTGGTGGACGCATGAAGTTGCCGCTTGGATGTACCCTAAAAAGCCATAACCATGACCCCAGCACTCATCAACCATATCGTTGACACCACCGCAATGGTTCTCGGAATCAGCCGAGAAGCCATCTGCTCAAGTAGCCGCAAGCGAGCCAACGTCATCGCTCGAAACATCATCACCGACGTTGCCTACAACGACTTCCTTTTCAAGTACCACGAAATAGGGGCAGTCCTCAAGCGCAACCACTCCACGCTCATCAAGAATAAACTCTCCTACGAGCAGGACATCATCGCAACCCCCGAAATCAAGTACATCCGCAGACAAGTTTTACACAATGCTCAAGATTTTTTGTTAAATCTTTACGGAGGTTATACTTCTAAGTAGGTGCGACTTACGTCGTCGGTGAGCCTACGATAATCGGCAAATCCGTGAGATTCGGATGGGGGGGTGCTTAACTGCATCCCCCTATTTTTTTGCATACCTTTGCGTATGCAGTCAGCCGAAACCGTAATCCTTGACCTCTACCGTTCGGGCGAAATCAAGAAGGCCTGCATCACCATCACAGGCGGCGACCCGCTTTGGCGTGACTTGGAGCAGGAATGCGTGCTTATCCTGCTGGAAAAAGACCCTGCCAAGATTCTGCAAATTCAAGGGCAGGGCTACTTTAAGTTTTATGTGGTGCGCCTGCTGCTGAACCTTTACCGTGGCAAGAACAACCAGTTCGCCCAGAAGTATCGCCACCACGACATCACGGAGGAAATCGACCCAAACGCTGATATGACCCATGAAGAGTACAGTTCACTGGTTGACGATATGTGGGCGATTGCCGAATCGGAGATGGATTCTTGGGCAAAGGAGGGAGCGTTCCCCTACGACAAGGAACTGCTGAAACTTCACATGGCTACTGGGAATATGAAAAAATTATCCCGTGACACGGGCATCCCCTATCGCTCGGTCATCTATTCCATCGAGCAAGCCAAAGCCAAAATCAAAGCCGCAATCCTCAAAACCCATGGAAGTAATCCTGACACTACTCGTTAGTTCGCTGACCGCCCTCGCCATTGCCGAGTATCACGTCCTGCCGCAGGTTTGGTACAGGACATGGCTTGGAAGGCACAAGCCGTTTTCCTGCGTGACTTGCCTCACCTTTTGGGCAGGATTTGTCCTCACCCTGCTCACCTGCGACTGGATGCTCGCTCCCGTTTACGGCCTTGCCTCGGCAGCGCTTACCGTTGTCATCCTCCAAGTCACGAACCGATGACCCACCAACTGCACCACGGCGACTGCCTTGAAGTGTTGCGGTCCATGCCCGATTGCAGCGTGGATTCAATCGTTACCGACCCGCCCTATGGTTTGTCCTTCATGGGTAAGAAGTGGGATTACGATGTGCCAAGCGTTGAGGTATGGGCCGAGTGCCTTCGGGTCTTGAAGCACGGGGGTCATCTGTTGGCCTTTGCAGGAACGAGGACGCAACACCGCATGGCAGTAAGGATTGAGGATGCAGGCTTTGAGATTCGGGATATGATTGCATGGGTGTACGGGTCGGGGTTTCCGAAGTCGCTGGATGTCAGCAAGGCGATTGATAAGAGGGGCGGGGCGCAAGTCGCTTGGTTTGGTCCGTGGTTTCGTAAGTGGAGAGAACAAAACAATGTAAGTCAAAAACAGGTTGCCGCTTTATTTCCAAGCAAGACGGGCGGTTTGACGGGATGCGTTGCAAATTGGGAACTTGGCTTTAATATGCCCACACCAGAGCAGTTTAACTTAATTCGCGACAAATTTGGGCTTCCGTTTGATAGCATTGACGAAGCCGAGCGGGAGGTGGTGGGGAAGCACAAAACGGACATGGGAGGGCTTGGTGGAGAGCGTCTCGGTCAGGCTGGTGGAAACATCACCGCCCCTGCCACCGATGCCGCAAAGCAATGGCAAGGCTGGGGGACTGCTCTCAAGCCTGCCTTGGAGCCGATTACCGTTGCCCGAAAGCCGCTGGTCGGAACGGTTGCCGAGAATGTCCTGCAATACGGGACGGGGGCGATTAATGTGGATGGGGGAAGGGTGGGCATGGCCGCAAATGATACTAAAGGAGAGTTTGGGCCACGCAAACAAGGCATTGGCGAAAACAATACAAATGGAATATATGGTGGTGGATTTGCTCGACAAGATGCTGACGAAACCAAAGGCCGCTGGCCCGCCAACTTCATCCACGATGGAAGCGAGGAAGTGGTTGGGCTATTTCCGCAAAGTAAATCAACAGGAGGAACTAATCCTTCAAACCCAAATGTCATATACGGTAAACGGGATTCACTTACCTATTTTAATTACGGCGATTCAGGTTCAGCCGCCCGCTTCTTCTACTGCGCCAAGGCAAGCAAAGCGGATAGGGATGCGGGGTGTGAGGGGTTGGAGGAAAAACTGTCCATAAGATACGGCGAGGAAGCGCAGGGGCCGCTTCCGCAGCAAACTCCACGAAAGCCTGTTGCGCAACGCAACCATCACCCCACCGTCAAGCCCACCGACCTCATGCGCTACCTCTGCCGCCTCGTTACCCCGCCAAACGGAATCGTCCTTGACCCATTCAACGGGTCAGGGTCCACGGGATGCGCTGCGGTCTTGGAGGGCTTCCAATACATCGGGATTGAACGGGAGGCAGAGTACATCGCCATATCCGAGAAACGCATTCAGGCACGCTCTAAACAAGTGCAGGAGCAACCCAAACAACTGACCCTTCTATGACCCAAGACGAGTACCTGCTGGCCCAAAAGCACCGCCATTATTGGGACCAGTACCAAGCGGCCCTGTTCATGCGGCTGACCCCCGAAGCGGTCCACGACTTGCAGACCATCCTCGTTGCTCACGGCAGGCCGAACACAAATTGGTGGTGCGCTGACTGCGTAAAATCGGCCCTTTCCTACATTTACCAAGAGGCGGACCTATTCGCCCAAGCCAATCAGCAGACCGTTACCCATGCCCTTACCAACACCCCAAGCGAATGAAACCAGCGACCAATTCCTCGGCCGTTGCATGACCAATCCCACAACGAATGCAGAGTTCCCTGATGTCCAGCAACGGCTTGCGGTATGCGGCAACATCTACGCCAACCACAAGCGTCAGGCTTTCGAATCCTATGCCGACTACGGCGAAGGCGTCCGCAATAACGCCAAGCGGGGGATTGAACTTAACGAGCGTAACGGCAACAAGTGT